CGAGGGCGCTCCAGACTTCAAGCCAAACCAACATAGTTACAACTCAAAAGAAGATGTAGGCTATGTGTGGGATACTAACCGAGTGTTTAACAATTTGTATAAGGATGAATCCGATGGGTAAAATGGAAGATAGAATGAAAAAAGGTATGAAAGACCTGATGGGTAAAAAATCTCCAGTAAAAGAGATCGACCCCGCTCTGGATGAGTTTGCTAGCATGGTAAACAAAGACAAAAAGAAAGCCGCTGGCGGCATGATGAAGAAAAAAGGTTACGCCAAAGGTGGCATGATGAAGAAGGGCTACGCTAAAGGCGGCAAAGTTCGCGGTGCTGGTAGGGCTTCAAAAGGTGTACGTCCAGCTAAAATGGTCACTATGAAGGGTTCGTAATGACTGACAGAGAAATCCTTAAAATAGCCAATGAAGACGTGCAACGGCTCACCAACGATCAGTATAAACGCTATACTGAGCTTATGAAGATGCCTCTTAAAGACAGGTATAAGACTGGGCGAAAAGCTGGTGGGCCGATTAGATTGCGTCGTGGTGGATTAGCTAGACGGAAAAGAAGCTGTGCGTAGATACTATAAAAAAGACTGCGGATGCGCTAAATGTAGCAAGAGCTACAAGAAAGGTGGATCAGTCAAAGATGAGTGTTACAGCAAAGTTAAGAGCCGTTATAAGGTCTTCCCGTCAGCGTATGCAAGCGGGGCGATTGCAAAGTGCAGAAAAGTTGGCGCCAAAAACTGGGGCAATAAGTAGTGGCAGTAAGAAAGACAAAAAAGGGTGCAGCACTTAAACGGTGGTTCAAAGAAGACTGGAAAGACGTTTCCACGGGGAAAGCATGTGGGCGTAGCAAAGGTGAAAAACGGGGTACTCCATATTGTCGCCCCACAAAAAGGGTTTCTTCTAAGACCCCAAAAACCTCTGGAGAAATGAGCGCTTCGGAAAAACGCGCTAAGATTAGACAGAAGAAAAGTTTAGGACAACCTGCTGGGAAACCTCGTAGAGTATCTCCCACAAAACGTAAGAGGAAAAGTTAATGGAAGTGTTTCAGAATGGTAGATTTTCTACTGGAGAGCCAGTGTATCAGATAGGGGTCAAAAACTCTGATGGTACATATGATATAAAGGTTTTTGATTTGATGAATAAAGAGCAAGCTGAAGCGAAGCTTGTCGAAATGGGTGGGGGTGTTAAAAAACCTGCGCCTAAGAAAATGCCGGAACAGGTAACTGAAAACATTGAAAATATGACTAAATTAGAGCTTGAAGCTATGATGCGTAACCACGGTGTAGAGCTTGATCGTAGGAAAACAAAAACATCTTTAGTAGCTAAAGCGAAAGCTGTTCTAGCAAAGGGTTAACCCATGGCGACTTCAGGTACCACAGATTTTAATATGGACTTTACGGAGATTGCGGAAGAAGCATGGGAACGTGCGGGCCGCGAGCTTCGTTCTGGCTATGATCTTCGTACTGCTCGTAGGTCTATGAACCTTATGACTATTGAGTGGCAGAATCGTGGTATTAATCTATGGACTATAGATGAAGGAGTCATAAACCTAGTTGCAGGTACGGGGCAGTACTCACTGCCTGATGATACTATTGACCTTCTAGAACAGGTAATCCGCACCGGCGCGGGCAATGCAGCCACACAATCTGATCTTACCATAACTCGTATTAGTGTTAGTACTTACGCGTCTATCCCAAACAAGTTATCTCAAGGTAGACCTATACAGGTTTGGATCGAACGATTGGTTAATGCGCCTAGAATTAATATTTGGCCTGTACCTGATTCTAATGACTATGTGTTCAAATACTACAGACTTCGCCGAATCCAAGATGCTGGTAGCGGAGTACAAACTGCGGATATGAACTTTAGGTTCCTCCCATGTCTTGTAGCAGGACTAGCGTATCATATTGCTATGAAGGTGCCAGAATTAGCGCCAAGAGTGGAAATGCTTAAGGCTGAGTATGAAGCACAATTTGTATTAGCTGCAGGAGAAGACCGAGAGAAAACACCATTTAGGTTCGTTCCCTCAGTAAATAGGGTGTAAATATGGCAAGGTTTGCTTCAGGCAGGAACGCACTAGGGATATGCGACGTTTGTGGATGGCAGTACAAACTCCGCGAGTTGCGTGATCTTATAGTAAAAGGCCGTAATAGCAATATAATGGCGTGCCCTGAATGTTGGAATCCTGACCAACCGCAGTTGAGTTTAGGTGAATTTCCCGTGGACGATCCTCAAGCTATCCGTAATCCTCGTCCAGATTACACGCAGTATGCTCAAAGTAGAGCGCAAATTAACCCAGTGCGTCCTGTTGTTAGTACTGGATTTATAGGTACAGTTACGGTAATAACTTAGTAGGAGTTACAAAATGAACAGAAACATGACAGGTTTTTCTAAGTTACCAGAAAAGGTACAAAAGAAAATGAGCCCAAAACTAGCTAAAAAATACAGTAGTGGCGGTAAAGTAAAGGTGCGTGGTACCGGCGCAGCTACTAAAGGTTTGTACGCTCGTGGACCTATGGCTTAAGATATGAACTACGCAGAGCTGACAACAAATATTCAAGACATATGTGAAACAACTTTCACAGCGGATCAGCTCGCCATGTTCACTGAACAGGCTGAACAGAAAATATATAATACTGTTCAAATACCCGCACTTAGAAAAAATGTGACAGGAACTTCTACTATTGGGAATAACTATCTAGGTACCCCGTCGGATTTTCTGTGGTCATATTCTCTAGCGGTAATAGACGGTAGCGGTACTTACAGCTTTCTTATAAACAAAGACGTTAACTTTATTAGAGAAGCTTACCCAGACCCATCTGCTACGGGGCTACCGCAACATTACGCTTATTTTGATGATAATACCTTCATCCTTGGGCCTACTCCCAATGCTGCTTATACAACTGAACTGCATTACGGATATTACCCAGAATCTATTGTAACAGCGGGCACTACTTGGCTTGGAGACGAATTTGATTCTGCTCTTCTGAATGGCGCGCTAGTAGAAGCTATTCGATTTATGAAGGGTGAAGCAGATGTAATAGCGGAGTACGGTAAGTTTTACGTACAAGCTATTGGCCTACTTAAAAATCTTGGCGATGGTAAGCTTCGAGAAGATGCGTATCGGTCAGGACAAGTTCGTAATCCAGTAAGTTAGGAGATAAATTATGGCAATCACTCAGGCAATGTGTACGTCGTTTAAACAAGCACTTCTCGATGGTGAGATGGATTTTAGTAGCGATACAGCACAGACATTCAAAATCGCGTTGTATACATCTAGCGCAACAATAGATGCAACAACAACAGCGTATTCAGTAACTAATGAAGTATCAGGTACGGGGTACACAGCGGGGGGTAATACTCTAACTGTCGTGGCGCCTACTACATCTGGTACTACCGCGTTTTTAGATTTTGCTGATACCACTTGGAGTTCTGCAACAATTACTGCTCGTGGAGCGCTTATCTACAAATCTGGAGGGGGAGACCCTGCAGTAGCAGTGCTTGATTTTGGCGCGGATAAAACATCTACCGCTGGTGACTTTACTATTCAGTTCCCAACAGCAGATGCCTCTAACGCAATTATTAGGCTTGCATAGGATGAATAAATGGCGTCATCAACTACATACATAGGGTGGGGTTCTACCGCTTGGGGCCAAGGCTCTTGGGGTACCGACCTTATTGTTGTAGAAGTTGATGGCGTTCAGGCTACGGGTGCTGTAGGCACTGTAAGTGTAGTTGCAGAGGCAAATGTATCGCCTACAGGCGTAGAAGCCACAGGCGCTTTAGGAACTGTTTCTGTCAGCGGCGCTGCAACTGTTCAACCTTCGGGGCTTGAAGCGACTACAGGACTTGGTAGTGTAACGGTTGCTGCTGACGCAAATGTCGCAGTTACTGGAAACGCGGCAACAGGTGCAGTAGGTACTACTACTGTTGTAGGCGAAGCAAATGTATACCCATCAGGATTACAAACTACTGGTGGGGTTGGTTCGGTTAATGTTGTAGCCGATGCAAACATCTACCCTTCAGGGGTAAGCGCAATAACAGCTCTAGGCAGCGCAACTGCTACGGGCGCCGCTAATGTGTCTCCAACTGGGGTCGTGTCTACTGGAGCTATAGGTACTGTTTCTATAGCATTTGGGGTTACAATTTCTGTAACTGGAGTGGCTAGTTCAGTAGTAGTAGGTAATGTGGTTGCGTCTGCAAATGCAGATGTAGTAGTTACTGGGGTAGCAGCTGTAGGAAACTTAGGGCAAGTTCATGTTTGGGGAGAGGTCGATGACAACCAAAACCCAAATTGGCAAAATATTTCTGGCGCACAAACACCAACTTGGGGTAGTATTTCAACAACGCAGACTCCGAATTGGCAAGATATCGCTGCATGAGGGCTTATAAATGACAACACAATACACACCGATACTTAAATTAGCTCTCCCTGTTCAAGGGGAACTAAGTGGTACTTGGGGCGATACCGTAAACGATAGTATCACTTCTTTAGTTGAAGAAGCGGTAGCGGGTCGGTCAGTCATAGACTCTTGGACTGCTAATTCACATACACTTACCACCGCAAACGGCGCAGCCGCAGAATCACGCTCTATGATGTTAGAGTTTACCGATACAGGTGCGGCACTTACTGGTGCAGGTACAGTTATCTGTCCCACATTGTCTAAAGTCTATATAGCTAAAAATGCTTCAGGGCAGTCTATTACACTCAAAACAGCTGCAGGTACGGGGATCGCAGTACCTAATGGGCGCACAATGTTTTTGTTCTGTGATGGGACAAATGTACTAGAAGCAGTTACTAACATTCAGTCTTTGCAGCTTGGCACAGGCTCTACTGTAACTGTTATCCTTGACGAAGATAATATGGCTTCTGATAGCGATACAGCGTTAGCCACACAGCAATCTATTAAGGCATATGTAGATAGCCAAGTAGGTAGTTTCGACACATTAGCTGAAGTTCTTGCTAACGGTAATACATCAGGTGGTACTGCACTGCAGATGACCACGACAGACGAGCTTCAGTTCCGTGATACCGCGTTGAAAATTAGTTCATCTGCGGATGGACAGCTAGATATTGATGCTGATACCGAAATTGAAATTGTAGCTCCGACAGTAGATATTGATGCGTCTACTGCTGTAACTATTAACGCAGCTGATACGACAATCACCGGGAATCTAAGTGTAGACGGCGGCACAATCAAGCTGGACGGTAACTATCCGACTGGCACACAAAACGTGGCGTTGGGTAACACTGCTTTGGACAGCGTTGCTTCTGATGGCAATTACAACACCGCAATAGGTGATGCCGCACTTACGGCAAACACTACTGGTGATAACAACACTGGCGTTGGCGCACTTGCTTTGACGGCAAATGTTGATGGAATACAGAATACTGCTGTTGGTGCTTTTGCGTTAGACGCAAACACTTCAGGAAATTACAACACAGGTTTAGGCGGTAATGCTTTATCTGCAAATACTACTGGGTCAGACAACACGGCTGTCGGTAGATTTGCTCTAGTCGCAAACACCACAGGCGCACAGAATACAGCTGTGGGCACAAACGCATTAGATGCCAATACCACAGCTAGTTTTAACACCGTACTTGGGTTTGAAGCTGCGTCAGCTAATACTACTGGAAATGAAAATACAGCTGTCGGGCATCAGGCAATGCTGAATAATACTATTGGGTCTGATGGTACAGCTGTGGGCCGGGCCGCGCTCGCCTCTAACACCGAAGGAGATTTTAATACCGCAATAGGGTTTAATTCTCTCTACTCCAACACCACCGCAAGCAACAACACGGCTGTTGGCTATCAGGCTTCTTATACTAATTCTACTGGTTCCAACAACACAGCAGTGGGTTGGTATTCTCAAAGAGGTAACACCACTGGATTAGCCAACAATTCGTTTGGTTCACAAAGTATGGTGAGTAATACAACTGGCAACTACAATGATGCCTTTGGTCTGCAAGCACTTTATGACAACACAACAGGAAGCGGCAATTCGGCGTTTGGCGCACAAACACTTCGTTTCAGCAACGGTGATTCTAACACTGCTGTAGGCTATAACGCCCTCTACTCCAACACCACCGCAAGCAACAACACCGCTGTTGGTTATCAGGCTGGGTATGCAAATACTACAGCAACAGGAACTACAGCTGTTGGTTATCAAGCATTGCTTGACGTTACGACAGGTTCATACAACACAGGTATAGGCCATAGAGCAGGGCAAAATATCACAACGGGTGTAAGAAACTTAGCTATTCAGCCTTTCTCTTTGCAGTTTCTTACTACAGGCGATGATAATATTGCGATTGGTTATGCCGCAGCAGAGGCTGCCACTACTTCTACCAATAATATTGCGATCGGTTATCAATCGCTCCTTGCGAATACAACAGGCAGTTATAATGTTTCTTTGGGTGGGCAGGCACTTCAGTCCAACACCACCGCAAGCGGCAATACGGCAGTGGGTTATCAGGCTGGGTATAGTAATACGACTGGCGAACAGAACGCTCACATTGGTTTTGCATCTGGTCAGCTAAACACAACTGGTTATAATAATTCTGCGCTAGGTTACAACTCGTTAAAGTCAAATACTACAGGTGCTAACAACACTGCTATTGGTCATAGTGCATTAACAGCCAACACCACCGCTAATAACAACACTGCTGTGGGTTATGCTGCTTTGCAATCAAATACAACAGGAACAAGAAACAACGCACTAGGCTATCTTTCGTTAGACGCTAACACAACTGGTGTTGATAACACCGCAATGGGTTATCTTGCTTCAAGGTTAAATACTACAGGTGCATACAATACTTCTTATGGTAGTTATGCACTCTACGCCACCACCACCGCCAACTACAGCACCGCTGTCGGGTACGAAGCTGGATATAGCGGAACAACGGCTTCAGACTACAACACGTTTATGGGGTATAGGACAGGTGTTAATAATATATCTGCCGCTAACACTGGTGTCGGTGCATTAGCAATGGATGCTAATACTTCTGGATATTACAATGCGGCATTTGGTGCAGAAGCACTAGGCGGCAATACATCGGGGATTTCCAATACAGCACTTGGTGCTTATTCACTTCTTAACAACACCACCGCCAACTACAACACAGCGGTTGGTTTTCAGGCGGGGCATGCAAATACAACTGGTGATAGCATCGTTGCGGTTGGTTATCAATCGTTACTAGCTAACACAACTGGCGCAGGGTCAACTGCACTTGGTTATCATGCTTTAAAGGCAACTACAACAGGCAATAATAATTCCGCAGTTGGTAATCAGGCTTTATATTTAAATACAACTGGTGCTGATAACATTGCTATGGGGTCAGTGGCACTTTATTCTAACACCACAGGCTCCTACAACACTGCTTTGGGTCGTTCAGCACTTAACGCAAACACCACCGCATCCGATAACACCGCCGTTGGTTATGCCGCACTTTATTACAACACAACAGGGGCTAATAATGTTGCGGTTGGTCAAAATGCACTTGCAAACAACACCACCGCTGCCGCAAACACAGCCATCGGCGTTGGTTCAGGAAGTCTAATTACAACTGGTCAAAACAACACTATTCTTGGTCGTTACAACGGCAATCAAGGCGGCCTAGACATCCGCACATCCAGCAACAACATCGTGCTGTCGGATGGCAGTGGTAATCCGTGGATCCACGTTAAGAGTGACGGGAACATTACTACAACTGCGGGCCAAATTCGAGCAAAGGGTGACAACGGAATAGCTGTGTTTGCCTCTGAGCAAAGTATAACTGTTGCGAATGGCGCAACGCTTAACCTTTCTAGTGGTTCTGCTGCTCAAATTATTTGTATTGGATGTGCCAGCAACGGCCAAGGGGGTGCTTTTTTTGCAAATTACAACACAACTGTTTCTCAAATTGGAGGCTCGACAGCTGGGATTTCAACTAGCGATAGTGGAACAGTGGCTATTGCAGTTTATAAAAGTACATCAAGTAACACTGTGACTTTTAAAAATAGGAGCGGTGGATCTCTAATTTATAGAGTTTCAATGTTCTGCGGCGAAAATGGCAACCAGTCCTAAAGGAGGACTCAGATGACACTTGAATATAATGTAAAAACATTCATTACGGAAGGTAATGAAAAAAGAGTTGGTTTTATGGTAAAAAATTCAAACAACGAATTGTTTGCTATTGACCGACTTGTTTCTATTGTTGAGGGGAAAACTGCTGAACAATACGTTCAAGAAGCACTTTCTTTAGCGCAAGATGAAATTGATCAATGGGCCTCTGATTCTGAAAACGTAGGCAAGACGTTTGACCCAACAACTGGCACATTTATTTAGGAGACAAACTAATGGACGAACTAACAGCAGAACAAATCGCACAGCATTACACCGCAATGGGTCACAGCGTTGACCTTATCAATGCTATTATTGCTGGCACACAGATGGCAGACGATGATGCCGCAGACAAACAGGATTGCGTAGACCGCAATGTTGCGCATCTGGAGATTATGGTTGCTAAAGACTTCTGGACTACAGAAGACATGACAGCAGCCAATGCCGCTATTACAGCAGGAAAGGCGTACTCAGCATGAGTGAGTCAAACGTAGTTACCATTGCAGGTAAGGAATACGAAGAGTCAAGCCTTGACGATCAGCAGATGTATTTGATTAACCAGATACGCGATCTGCAAGCAAAGGCCGCAAACCTTCGTTTCCAGCTTGACCAAGTACATGCCGCGCAAGATGTCTTTACAAACGGTCTTATCGCATCAGTAGAAGAAAGCGATGAAGACGAAGTAGAAAAGTCTGCGGTTAATTGAGGTCTAAAAATGGCTACAAGAAATTTATCTGAGGCACACAATAGAATAGATAGT